GGTCATCCCAGTAACACTTCAGTATGCCAGCCTTGCGAATTAACGCGTCCTTGAACGCGGCGTGCATATGCAGGAAGCCGTTGTTATCACGATTGATGATGTAGTTTGCGTATTCCGTCGCCTGCTTTGCCGCGTCAACATCTTCTGGGCCTTGCGGGACGTATTCAACTGTGCGCTCGGTGCTGTGGAATATGCGCATCAACGACGGGATGATCGCCTGCACTGTGTCGCGCACGTCCATGCTGACAACTTGGCTGCGGCCCTCTTCCTCATTGCCAAACGGCTCGCCGCGGTAGTATTGCGTCGCCGTGGCGCGTACTGGAGAGATCCAGTTGTCGATGTAGTCGATCGCGTCCTCGATCTCCTTGCCGACAATGCCCTGCAGCTCGGCGTCGTCCATCTGGTCAGGGTTTAGCTCGGCTTCGATCTGCGCCGCGAGTTCGTTGATTTCGTAGTCCATATTAGCGCTCCAGTCTGGCCAAGTAGTTCAAGATGCCATCGATAACTTGCGGCGTTAGCTCTTGTGCTGGCATTTTCGTCTTAATTGCGTGTGTCATATTTGCTTCAGTCAAAGGGTTCCCACGTTTGTCTAGGTTACCACTAATTGCGTCGTAAACGTCCTTAAAAATAAGTCGCTGAGGCACAGGCTGCAATGACCCAAGGTAATCACCCGTAATTTGTGTGTTATATGTTGAGTGAGGCACACGCGCCGTTGGCTTGTCGCCCTTGGGTGTATTAAACATCAAAGGCGCGCCTGTATCAATCCGGCTAACCCCAAGTCCAAACATACCAGACGGCAACTCATACTGCGTAGGGTCTGTAACACTTTTTCTCGCTTCAGCGGGGCTCGGTAATCCTGCGTCCTGCATGGGTCGGCTATCCATCAAACGGATAAACGATTTGCGGTTTGGTGATGACGTATTTTTAACCCAGTCTCGCAAATCCGGAGAAAGCAAACCAACAAAAGTTGGGTCGAGAGCCTTCATCGTTTTATCGAACTCTTTTGCGGTCTTTTTGGTAATCTTTGAGCCTTTTACTAATTCAGCGACTGCTTCTCCAGTAAATGTCGCAAAGTCATTCGCGTCTGGCGCCATGCTGCCGGTTACACCTAGAATATCACGCCCTTCAAACTGACGTTGTGCTTTATCAGCTTCTTTCGAGAGGCGTGTAATAATATTCTGGTTAGACGCCCAAATTGCACGATCTTTTTGTGCGGCTGGGCCAATTTTAAAATCAACACCCCCCTCCGTATAAACTGGCGCGTCAAATTTGTAATCATTAACGCCTTCCACAAGCAGACCCCTAGACGTGCGGTCGCCGTAGAAGGGTAAAACAACTTTTCCTTCCATATCTTCCCAGTTCATGGGTCTTCGCGCTAAGTTTTCACCTAAATCGCGCTGCTGTACCTCTACTTCGGAGAACGGACGTCGCATTTTCGTTTTCTGGTATCCAAACGGGTCTAGTTGCTCTTTTGTCAAAGGTTTATCGAGCGGAGGGCCACCGTTATCGCCAATCGTCGCTAAAACACCGGCTGCACGCGAACGGTTTGCTGCCATAATGCTTGGGTCATATTCATCTTGAAATGCTGCAAACCGACTACGCAAGACCGCCGGATCTCCAGCGGTTCTATCAGTCAACATGATCGCGCTCATACTGCCAGCGTCTTCAATTTCATTTCTATATGGAATGTGAGTAAAACCAGCGTCAGTAAGATCTTTCCGTAGGCGCTGTGTAAGTTCTGCGCGATCTTTAATGCCGGTACTATCTTGATAAGCGTTTATAAAATCACTTAGCTGAAACTCTGTAAAAGGCCTACCGTCTTCACCTAAAAATGGGCTATCCATTCTAGCTTTGAGAGGTAACGTTATTCCTCTTTTACTTGGGTCGTATAGCTCAAAACGATCTTCTGCAGCCTTTTTAGTGCCAACATGAGGGCCAAGGCTATCTTTTACACTACCAGCCATAGACCGTGACGTGTCAAATATATCACCTTCAAGAACAGGGTTTCGCGAATAATGATACACGTCTTCTGGGAATAAAGATTGCACTTCAGGGTTAGGTTGCGCACGCGATGGTGTTGGGCGTCCACGGCGGGAAGGTTTTGGGGTAAAACCTCCAGCGCCAGTAGCCAGCGCAGCCATTCCCGTTGCTTCTGATAGCATATCTTCCGCTGGTATCAATCCTTGGGATGCTGCTCTTGAAGCATCTACACCTTTAATAACGGGTTCAAGTATACTACCAAATAACGGAGAGAAACCCTCAAATCGTAAAGTGTCTACACCAGTAACACCGCGCTGCTTGGAAGCAAGACCACCTAAGACGGGCCTACGACCCTCGCTCGCAAGCTGGTTCATATTCCTACGATTAGCAGCAAATAAGTTGTTAAAGATGCCGCCAAAAGCGGTTGCTTCTCTAGCGCGTCTTATCTCTTCTGGCGTCGCCATATCACCACTTCTCCTTCGCAGCCCAAAAGGCCGCTGACATCTTACCCTTGGCTATGTTCTTCGCGTGGCGCGCGCGAAACGCTTTATTGCGTGCGCTACCTTTCGGCGAGCCTTTAACACCCTGCTGTCCAAAGCGGATCGTCTTAACTTTGTCGCCATCCTTCGCCACCACGACGTGCGATTTCGTCGGGTGCTTGGGCGTGCGCTTTGGCTTGTTATAGCCAGATACGCCGACACGAGATAACCGAGCATCTTTCTTCTTCTCAGGCATCAGATTGACTTCTTTAGCCTTCCAAGGCAAACGCCAGCCTTCTTACACGCTGCCGGTGTTGGGCAGCCTTTACACGGGATACCAGTGGTCGTTGTCGCGGACATCACTTCTTCCTCTTCTTAGCTTTTGCCTTTTTAACAGCCTTTAAGTCGGCTGCGGTAATCTTCTTACGGTTGCCAGCCATTGCGGCCAACTTCTTCTGCTTGGGCGAGTATTTGCTATATGGCATTACGACTGAACCTTCTTTTCCCACTCATAACATTTCACTTGCACGATCGTATGTGTCGGATAACGCACTTGCAGCGATATGACGCCGTTTTGCATGAAATCCGCAACGCATTGTTCCTCAGTCGCAAAGGCTGGGCCTCCAATCGCAAAGCAGTTCGCTTGCGCGCATAAAAGAACAAACGCCGTAAACATTACATCACTTCTTCGCCTTCTTCTTCGGTTTCTTCGCGGTCTTAGCCGCTGCCTTAAACGCTTTCGCGCTCGGAGCGCCCTTCGAACCGACCTTGCGCATCTTTTCGCCAGACCCCGCCGCAATGCGCTTACGCTTGGCGTGGATGTTCGCATACAGTCCCTTCTTGGGCATCGTGAGCTCCTTTTAACGCGTTATGCACATAATACAGGAAAATCGTTGTAAATAAACCCCGCGCGTGGGAGGCCGCGCGGGGGAGCCTTGCAGCTCTTGCGGCGTGGGAGGGAGGAACCGCATGCACATTTTTTACCATTTCGCGTAATTTTTCGCAATTAGAGGGTTGTGCTTTAATGCGTGTTAACTTAACGTTAACGAAATGGAGGCAAAACAATGACATTTTTCTACGCACTCATCATCGAATACGCTTTGCAGGGGCATCCCCTGCAAGCACGCATGTACTTCAACAGCTCAAAGGCGTGTTCCGACGCTCTGAGGGCTGCGGAGAGGCTGTCAGACGCTCTGGAGGCGGATCTTCTCTGCGTCAACACCGGCAAGCTGTCAGCATCAATACGGCCAAAGCTACGGCCAAGCAACTAACACCATGGGCGCCTCATCAGCGCCCACCGTAAGCCATGAGTGCGGGGGCGGGTTTTTACCTCATGTATTTTACCGCCAAACCATGGCAGCGTGAGCCAGTCGGACATTTGCTGGTGATCACGTAGAGAGGGGCGCTTGGTTCACGCCCCTCTTTTTACCAACTCAACGGGAGGACGATATGACAATACAACGTAGAAAACTAACGCAATCAGAGAAAAACGCGATCAGGCATGCGTGGAACAATAAATGCGCATACTGCAGAAACGACGTCGCTGTTAACGAATATCACATTGACCACATCGTGCCTAAATGCGCCGGCGGGAGCTGTGATATTGAAAACCTTGCTCTAAGCTGTCTAAAATGCAATTCGCAAAAAGCTGGAAACAGGCTGCCGCGCATGCACGAGGGGCTGCTACTCGCGACCGCAAGTAGAAAAGCCGAAAAAGTGCGCAACGCGATGAAGTCAACACAGGTATCAACTGGCAAACTTCTAAACGTGTTTCTGTCTAGTATCGCAGACACTATAGACGGATACGGATACGAGATTGAAAGTATCCAAGTGCCAATAAGAATAAACACAAACGACGGCGTCGAGGAAAAGCTCGTTACCGTGCCGCTTGGGGGAGAGGTTTACGAAAAAGCTAAGGCGTACGAAATGCGCGCATTCAATAACCGTGAAGACTATTTTTTTGTGATTAAGCAGATAATGTCGTCGCATAACGGAGCCGTCAAAAGAGTGCAGCTAAAAAAAGAAGCCAGCGCTCAAATTGGCGCGTCCGAACGCACTATAAACAAGTTTATAAAGCTAATGGTCGATGACGGGTTAATGTTTTACTGGAATAAACACTGCTACCAGCACGACCCGTTCAAACGCTAAACCACCCCACGTATCCCGCGCTTCAACGGCTTGCTCCACGCGCCGGACGACGCGCGGCCATACGCCATCGTCGTGTGGTCGTTCGCCAGTGACAAGCACACAGCGTCGGCGCGGTCGGGCGAGTTAACGCCGCGCTTCTTCATCGCCTCCTTGCTCTCAACTTGCATCTTGCCAGACGAGGTAAAGTGATACCGCGGCGCCGCAAGATCCGCATACAACGCGTCATCCTTGGGCAGCTTAACGTCCATGCCCTCTAACCACTGCTTCGCCTTAAACCACAGCTCAGCGCGCAAATTGATGTACGTCTCCTTCTGCGAAGACCGCTCAGACACGTTCAAGCCACGCGCCGGCAGGTCAAGCTCCCGCAAGCGATCCAGAACGCCCGCCCCAAAGCCATTACTATCAACGATGATCTCGACCGGACGCTTGGACGGCGGAAGGGCATCGTACTCCGCCTTCACAGCGCCAGTGAGCTGCATCAAATCGAGGTTACGCCAGACCGTCAGCGGATGGATCACCGGCCCCTGCCTCTTACACAACACGCTGCTGTCGTTGCCCTGCCTCGCAACGTCCAAACCCCATATGGCTGGCGTGTCGTCGCTCAGGCGGATCTCGTTGTTCATCGCGTGCTCGATCAGCGACACCGGAATAACCGTGTCCTCCTCACTCGGGGGAAAGTTGCCAAGTACACGCACATGATACGCCGGACTGTCCTCGCCGTAACGCTTCTTCATGTCCTCAACGAAATCCTCGCTTACGCGCGGACTTGTAACGCAGCTCACATGCATCGTGTACCAGTCCTCACGCAACCGATTGTGCGTGTCGTAAAAGAAACCCGTGTTACGCGTCGGGTTGCCCGTCAGAACCGTCGTCGCATTGTGGCCAGACATTGAGCCTGACGCGGCCTCGAAGACGGCGTTGGGCACGCCAGACGCCTCGTCGGCGATGAGCAGCACGTTTTCGCTGTGAACACCCGCCAACGCCTCCGGCTGCTCGGCGCGTGACGTCCTGCACGAAATAAACGTGGCCTCGGGCTGGCTCTTCAGCTCAATGCGATCACTCTTGATCTCGAGGAGGTCGTTAAACGGAGGCTTCAAGCGCTTGGCCACGTTCTTCATCTCCGCGAAGCAGGCGTCAAACAACTGGGAGCTCGTGGGGGCGGTCACAACGGTCTTACTCGGCACGCGCATCAGCACATGCCACACAGCCGCCATGGCAACCGCCGTGGACTTACCTACGCCGTGGCCAGAACGCACCGTAATACGTCGCTCAGCGGGGGCGGCGATGGCGTCCAAAAGCTCAATCTGCCACTCGTCCGGCTCGATGCCGATGACCTCGCGGGCAAACGCGACGGGGTCGTCACGGTAGCGACGCATTAACGTGATGAACGGGTTATCGTGGGATTTTTTTTGCGGGGTCATGTTAACACCTGATTACGGAAAGGGGGGCGGGGGTGCGTGGAGGGGTCATTAGCAAAAGCACCGGCGCGATCTGCGCGAAGGGGGGGGTCAAAACGCCGCGTCTGGCGCCGGTATGCAGAAAACGCATAGATCGCTCCGATAATGTCGATTATGTTAAATTCCAATTCTTGCATGCGACATATAAATAAGGCGTTTGCGCGATGCAGCGTATTATCGAGCCATGCAAATAACGCAATGGCACAAGATGTTGTGTCTTCGCCGCGTTGCAGCGCGTCGGCGGATTGACTTAATTGAACGCTTGTTCTATTCGCGCGCACGCATGTGTGACTGTGAGCCAGTGTGCGTTTTCTCCGTCTACACGTCATCACGACCCTGCTCCATTTCGAGAGCACGTAACAACACCTGACGAAACCCGTGCTCAAAGAAGAACGCGTAAAGCTCCTTCGACATATCCACGCTCAGCGTCGCAGAGCCATCCTCGTGCTCCGTTATGTCGATCACCTTGATCTCGTTATGCGTCGTCATCGTCCACCTCCACAGCTTCACCCTCAATCACGTCGCCAAGTAACGCCGCAGCCTGCGCGTGCAAGTCGTTCACGCTGATGTTGATTGCCACGTCACGTTGCCGCGTGTCGTACTGCGCGTTCAGCTTGGACGCCATCCACTTGTCTGTGTCCACTTGCAGACGCGCGACGTTGACCATCGACGGATCTGTGTTCTGCGCCGTATCGACTGCACGCTCGGCGTAGTAATGTCCAGCCTCCAACTGCGCAGACGCGTAGCGATCACGTCTGCCAGCCTTAGCGTCTAGCCACTTCGCCCAGAGCTTGTACCCGATGCTCTGCTCTTGCATGATTTTACGTATGCTCTTGCCGCGCGCGATCTGCTCGAACAGCTCGTCCTCGCCTATCTCTTCCAACGCCGCGATCTTTGCCTTGCCGACTTCACCGACCATCGCTGACGATCTCCCCTACCAACGCGGCGTAGCCGCAGATGTCGACCCAGTGATCCTGCTTGCGTGGCGACGTCTTACTACGCGCTATCTTTAGCAGCATCATCATGTTTGCCACGTCGACCACCGTGAAGTCGTGATCCAGATAGGACGACCACAACGCCGCGATCGTCTGGAAGTTGTCCTTTGCGTCGCCGTAGTCCGCGTCACGCTCACCGCTGATCACGCCTTCTGCGATCGCCAGTATCTCGTCTCTCGTTACCATGGAATGTCATCTCCTCCTAAATCCCAGTTTATACGATCGTCTCCGTCGCGCACCATACGCGTCACCTTTGAGTTCGGAAACGTGTTGAACGCATTGTTCAGGAAAGTCTCCGTCCAGTCAAATCGTATGATGCGCGCCGCGTCTTCGAAGCTGTAGACGATCCAGCTTGGATACTTCTTCCGCAGCTCCGCCGCCCCGTGCAATGCGAAGCACACGATTACCTCCTCACACTGCACACAATACGCATGCGGCGGCAGCGGCTTATGCCCCGCATCCTCCGCAGCCTTCTCAAGCACGTCCCACGCCCTCATGAGCTGCGTTGCTATCTGATTAGTGCCAACCACGTCATCCGCATCCACACGCTCCCTGAGCGCCTCGTATGCCGCCTCGAAGCGGCCAGCTAAATCCGGAGACACCAGATCCGGCAACGTATCGCCCCACCGCTCTATCTTCGTCCTCGCCTTTTCATCGAGCGGACGCAACTGCCCCCACACGCCAGCACTAATCCTACGCTCCTCACTGTTCAGCGTCCCACGCGCCTTCACGTCCTTATAGCCAACCCTCGCCTTCGTCGCTTTCTTTGCCATGCCAGCAAACTCCTTCCACGATCTTCCTCAGTTGCATTCACCTCAGTCCGTATCTTCCTCCTCAGTTACGTATATATACGTAAACACTGAGGAGGAGATAAAAACGGCCTCTTTTACCTCACTTCCTCAATCCACCTCACTTTAACTGAGGAGACTGAGGAAGCATAAAACGCCACCCGAAAACGCTAGTGATACGTCCCCGAGAAGCCCTGTTTCAGCAGCGCTTGGTTAAGCGCCTGCGCCATGCACACGTCGGCCATGAGCCCACGCAACACCTCCATCACGAATGTCATATCGTCGCTGGCCTCCGACATGAGCGGCATCTCGTCTGCGCACCACTCGATGACCGCGCCCTCGACTTCCTCGTCCCACACGATACGCCCCAACTCTAGGCGGTCGTCCTCGTCTGCATGGATCTCACGTACTATCTGTGTCATAGCTTCAGCTCCTTAAAGTTTGCTATGTCAAAGTGTACCATAGGCTCGATGTCTTGTGGATCGTCTCTGCGCGTCGTGCCGCCCATTTCCACGTGCATATGTTCGTGCGCTGGCGGCAGTTGTGCGATGCCGGCTTTGTCAGACCACTGCACGGCGAGGAAGCAGGGTAAGCCCGTCGTCATCGTGAGTGAGCGCGCCTGCATCGCCTTGTAGAGCGACAGCATATACGTTGGATACCTGTGCATCGCCGTCTTTCGCTGTCTGGCCTCCACGAACGCGACCGCACGCCCGTCGCGCATCGCCATGAAGTCGAGAGACAGCTTTATCGGCATCTTGCGTAGAATGCACTTGTAGTTGACCTCGATCAGATGCGCCAGCTTGCGCTCGTTCTTGCGATCCTCGGCTGTCTCGTAAAACGGTCTAGTCATAGCCACTCGTCTCCCTCTGTTAGCTTTGGCGCTGTTCGATCGAGCGCCGTCCTGCGCAGCCGATGCGTCCAGCCTTTACGATTTGTTATCGATATGATGTGCAGGTGATGCACGCCGAGCAAGTCCGCCAGCTCACGCGCCGAGATGTCCCACTCGCGCCGACTGGCGTAATAATGGATCTGCGCGGCCATGGCTTCCATCTTAGGGTTAAACGTTTCCACATTAGCCCCCTATCTCCGACGCGCTAATCCACTCGCCCACGACAACGCACTGAACGTCGCGCCCCTGCCGTTTATCTGGCCACTCCTCCACCTTTAGCACGCCCGTCTCGATCCACTTGGCCAAGATGGCCTTCGCCTTCGCCTTCTCGTGCTTCTTGTCCATGTCGAGGTCAAGCTGCACGGCGACGCACTTACCCGCCCAGTGGTTCGCACGCGCGTCTAAACGATACGGCTCCTGCCGCTCGGCGGCCTGCCCGATCAGGCGCTGCACGGCCTGCGCGTCGCGTGCGCTGACCCCGTCGAAGAGGTCGGGCATTTTGAACGGCACGCAGACGCCCACGTATTCGCCGTTTGGTAGCTCCACGCCCTGCATGCGCCTGTACACGGCCTTCGCCGCCGGTGGCGCGAGGTTCGCCTTGCCGTCGTCGACGCGGAATATGCCGAGGCTTTCCTGCTCGTTTACGCCGAGCTTTAGGGCGTCTTCTTGGCTAACCTTGTTGATGACGCGCGCCGCACGGGCTGCACCGATCAGCGATCCGGCGCCGCGGACGCTGTCGATGGTTGCGTCTTCCCCGTTTGTCTTGCGTATGTGGTGCGTTAATACGACTGCGGCGTCGGTCTGGTCTGCGACCCAGCGAGCCGCCGACACCGCGGCGTTCATCGCGACGTTGTCGTTTTCATTGATGTCGTTGAAGCTGACCCACGGGTCTATGATGACCAAGCCGATGTTTTTCTCTTTAATCTTTGTGACCATGTACTCGAGCATGTCTTCGTCCGTTAGGATGCCGTCACGCGTCTGCTTTGCGAACTGGATCATGAGTTCACGTCCCGCGTCGACGAAGAGGCGCCCTTTGATTTGCTCTGGCTTTATCTTGTAGTGTATGAAGACGGCTGCGAGGCGACGCTGCATTTCTTCCAGCGGATCCTCGCCGTTGATGATCCAGACGTTGCACTGCTCGTGCACTGGCTCCTCTAACAGAGCCTGCCCGAGGCAGACGGACACGCCCTCCACGAGCTGCATCGACGTCTTACCGATGCCACCCTGCGAGGCAAGGACGCTGACGTAGCCGCGTATGTAATGCTTGCCGTAAACCCATCGGCGTTTCGGTATGAGCGATGGGTCGACGATTTCGAACTCAGTTGGCCACTGGCGCTCGCTTTGCTTCTGCTGCTCCGCCATAACGGCATAAGGCTGCGCGGTTGCCAGCGCCTCACGCAATTTTGTTTCGCCGGCCTCGCGTAGGTAGTCGTTTGCGTCCTTGACGTTTTCTTGGTCAAGCTGATCGAAGCGCACGACGTGCACCTGCGTGCTGCCGTCACCCTTTAGCACGTCCACGCACTTGTGCACGTCTAAATCCGGATCGGCGCATATCGTAACGTCTGATGCGCGTGGCGGCGTGTACGTCGCCATGCCCGCCTTGCCAAACGTGCAGACGATGGTTGCGTCTTCGCCGACCGCCTGCCTGATGCTAAGCGCGTCCTCTGGCCCCTCGGTAATGCAGATTGGGCGATCGCCTTGCGTTTCGCCGATTTGCATTACATTTCCCGCTAACACGCCGCGCGAGTATTTCGAGATCCCGTTGACCTCGCGCTTCTTGCCGTCTGGCGTGAGGAGCACCTGCTGTATGCCTTCGATTGTGCCTTCCGGCGTTGTCGCGGCGAAGATAATCGCCGGCCCGTCGTATGCGTTTGGCGTGAACTTTGCGATGCCAACGGCGGATGACGCGCGCAGGCCACGCGAGTTAAGGTAAAGCAGCGCAGGCTTTACGGCGTCTAGGTTTTCGCGTGTGATTGGCACGGCGCGCTCCCACGCGTCCTGCGCCTTCTTTATTTTGTCGTTGCGGCTTTCCTCGTCGCGCACGATCAAGTCTTGACTTGCCAGTCTAGCGATGAGGCGCTCCAGCTCGCTTGGTATATACGGTTGTATATCCGAGCTTTCTAGCTGCTTTGGGTTTTCGCCCCCGCGTTTAAAACCGCTGCCAATGGTAGACTTTATTTCGAAATCCTTGAGGCCAATTTGACGCGCCGCAGTGTGGAGCTGCAGGATTGCGTTATCGATGTTGGCTGGTGAGAGGTGCGCGTGCCGCCCGATCGCAAACGCAGCCTTGTTGAGGTTCTCGTTCCGGCCACCTTTCATAGATGCGATGACATCGTGCACCGCGCCGTCGAGTACCTTGTTAAAATATGCTTCTGACATTCGTTTTCCCTGTACGTCGTTGTGCGTGAGGCGCCGCAGCGCCCCACGTTATTACATTTATTAGAACCCGAAGTTGTTCCCCTCGGCTGGCGCTGCCGGCGCTGGTGCGGGTGCCGCTGCCGCTGCAACTGGCGCAGGCGCAGGCGCTTCCGGCACAGGCTCTCCGCCCGCTGGCTTATCGATCCAAGTGCGGATGTTGAAGCCGACGTCATACGACGTGCCCTTGCCCACGACGACAGGTGTTGTCGACGTCACTTGGACGACCGGCACCTTGCCCATGTTGAACTCTTCCATTGTCTCCGCCTTGTTGTAGAGCTTCGCAATGAACTCGCGTAATCCGTAAGAGTTTCCGCTAAACTCCGCCTCACGCCCGTCAGCAAGCCAACACTTGACGCTAAAGCCTTGCTTATGGCTTTCGCTTGGCTTCGCAATGCTTTGGCTAGGCGATGGCCACGGCTGCCAGTCACGAACGCCCACATCGATGTGAAGCCATCCGAAGACAACCTCCTTGATGTCGCAGGCGAAACCTCGATCCATGTCGATTGTCTCGTCTCCGGCTTCCGTTTTGGCCCACCAGCGGTTTTGCGGCAGGTTTCCACGAATGTAGACGCCGTTGCTTTCTGTGTCACTTGATCCGAATGAAATTGGCATAATGTGTCTCCTTGACTTAGTTTGCCTCTGTAAATTTGAACGACCAAGGCGGGATACGGATCGTCGTCAACTCCCCGTAATCGTAGCCCCACTCGTTGTTGGCTTGCGCTATCGCGTATTGCTCCAGCGCATACTGGACAGCCGCCTCGCCCTCGTTCAGGCTCTCGGTGTCGAGTTCGTAAATTCCTACTTTGTATGGTGCCTCCTTTCCCACAGCGATGAAGATAAACCGATCGACCTCATGGCCGTCAAGCTCCATCACCCTGCGGTAAAAACTTTCCTGTATGTGGTAACCAAAGTTCGCGGCCTGCTTCGCAAAGCCTTCCGGCGATGGATCGATGGTCGTCTTTAAGTCAAGTACGCATGCGATGTCTGTGCGCCACCCGTCTGGACGCGCCCGCAGATCCACGCCTGTCAGCGCGTCCTGCGTAAGTACGCTTGCCTCGCAGACGAGGTTGCCGGACAGCATCTCGGCGGCTGCAGGGTTTGCGCGTACCGCCTCTGCCATGCGGCTCACCTGATCGTATTCTTTCGTATTCAAGATGATCGCGCCAGCCTCGTCGGCGCTTTCCTTGAACTCGTTGTATTCCTTGCCGGCGCGACGCCCATCCCATTGCCAAATAGTGTCCGCTAGGTTTGGCTCAAACACGAGCGTATGCACTGCGGTGCCAACGATCATCGCCGTCGTCTCCTTGCGCTCCCCGTGCTTAAAGTCGGCCAGCGACTGCATCGCGATCGTCTTTGCGCCTGACGCGGACAGATGCGGCAGCGCGTGATACTCCGCGTTTGATAAGTCGTGATTAACTGGCATTTCTCTGCTCCGATACGACGGTGTTTATGCACTCTATGACGTCATCAATGTAATAAAGTTCAGCACTGCGCTCTGGCGCAAAAGGCTTCATCGGCTTAAGTTTTGAACTATCAATCCAAGCATTAATCGCGCCTGATGCAACACCTATGCACTTCGCTACTTCACCCTTGGTTAAAAAGATTTTCCTGTGACCTTCAATATACCGCATGATCTGCGCGCTCATCCCCTGAAAGTCGCGAACATCACTACTTACAGTGAACACATCGTCATCGTCGTTGTTGTGCATAATATTGCACTCTGGCTTTTCTTTTTTAATGGCATCGCGTTCTGCCTTTAAAGCGTCATCTCGGGTGTCAAACCACTCCAACTTTATGTCGGCTACGTCTAAAAACCATGCTGATCCTTTATAATGCTGCTTTATGCGCTTTGCATAATCAAGCGAAATGCCCACATAAAGCAGCTTTCCCTCTTTACTGTATTGTCTGTATAATGCCGTTTTCATTGTGCTTTCCCCTTCCCGAACAACGCGATTAGCAATGCCTCCGCGCGGTGCTCATCCTTTTTACGTTTTAGCTGGCTTGCGAGATCCGGAAACCACTGCTGCGCAAGCCTGCGTGCTGCGTCCTTGTCGCGCGGTAAGTTAAGCGCACGCTTCCAGTTATTTGGCGTCACAAGTGTATACGGAGAGCGCGACAGCGCGCATGTAGACACGATCTGGCCAAAGGCGTAGCCCAACTTAAACGTGGAGACGACGCCCTGCTTTGGCATGGCCTGTTGTCTCTCAATGTATATGTGATCAACTTTTTCGACTGAGGTCATGATATCCATTAGTGACGTAACGTCAACTCCACCCTCATCGTATGTTGGTAAGTCGTGAACCTCTGACCAGTCATCGCCTACAAGTGCGACGCCACCCGTACGATATCCGCAATCAATTCCGATGATCATCTTTGAACTCGTAACCTGCTTGTTTCAGTAAATCTTTCAGCGAGAGTTCCACAATCAGCGACATACTCATGCGCGTTTTGTCGCTGTAATCGTGCAGCGCCTCGTAAACATCCTCACGTATACGCGGGCCAATTTGCTTCAATTCTGGCATATAATCCTCCATCTTTCACACTGTGTTAACACGAATGTCAGATGTGGCGCAAGAGTTGTCGATATGTTAAAGTGAGAAAAAAATCAGCGGTGCTTTTTGATGGAAAAAATCGGGATAATTGTAGCAGTGTTTGCGCAGGCGGCGGGTGTCGTTTGGTATGTATCTATGTTGGCCAGCGGCGTTGACGAAAACACACGTAATATTGCGCGCCACGAGATCATGATCCAGAAGCTAGAAGATACCACGCAGACGCAGGCAATCATGTCTGCGCGTATCGATGAGAACATCCAGCAGATCCGCTTGACGCTGGAGAAAATGGCGGACAAATGACATGGCTATACTTGAGAGCATTGCCGCTGCGAACGCCGCTTATTCGGTTATCCGTCAAGCTCTCGGCAATGGCAAGGAGACTGCGGGACTTATCAGCGCGGTTGGTAAATTTCTTTCTGCGGAAGAAGATGTAAAAGACGCAGTCCAGAAAAAGAAGAATAGTCCACTCACCGCGATTGCAGGTGGCGAGCAGGGCGACTGGGAAGAGTTCCAAGCATTAGAGAAGCTACGGCAGCAACGTAAGGAGCTGGAAAGCTACTGCCGCCTCTATGCCCCTGCTGGCACTTGGGATCGTTGGCAGCAATGGCAGGCGGAGGCGCGTAAGCAACGTCAGGCAGCCAAGAAGGCAGCGCAAGCAGCACACGAAAAGAAGATGGAACAAATCCAAGTCGCGGCTGGTATAGTATTGGCGGTAACTGGGGTTGTTCTCAGTATTTACTATTTAGGTGTTTACATGGGGAAGTGGTAAACAAGTACGTAGTTTACGATCGGAATGGTAAGGTCGTGATTATTACAAGTAACAAGAGGATTGCGGAACACTATGGCAACAATTCTTGACCAATGGCGCGTGTGGCCGCGCGCAATGATGTTAGTCCAGACAGTAGTATACATAAGGTGCATCGAATGGGCATTATCTCAACCGGACTTGAGTACATCTCAAGCGGGCTTAATCAGTGTGGTTACTGGAGCCATGACTGGCACAGTAGCAGTTTTCATGGGAAAGGAAATCAAGTGAGACACATAGACAGCATTGGCATCCACTGCAGCGCGACACGCGCCAACTGGATGAAGGGGCATTCGACTGCCGATAAAGTCGCGGAGATACGCCGCTGGCACACGGAGGAGCGCGGGTGGTCGGACATCGGATACACGTATGTCATTGACCGCGACGGCACAGTCGCCGCAGCACGCCCCGTCACACGCACCCCAGCGCATGCAAAGGGACACAACAAGGGGTCAATCGGGATCTGTTTGCTCGGCGGACACGGCGGCGTTGCCGGCGATAGCTTCTTAGAAAACTTCACGCCAGAGCAAGACAAGGCGTTGCGTCGTCTACTCGATGATCTGAAGGGCGAGTATCCAATAACATCCGTCTGGGGCCACAACGAAGTGAGCGCCAAGGCGTGTCCATGCTTTCAGGTAGACCATTGGTTGCACGGTTAGTCATATGTCTCCCGCTGTTGCTTGGGGGTTGCTTGGGGTTGCCGTCTTTTCTCTCGCCGTCTGGTGGAGTGAGCGTGACCCCGATCGGCACGAACGTGGCGCGGGAGGTGGAGCAGAAAGTCGTGGGTCAGGAGACGACGTCTACCGCTGGTCGGGATATCGTGCAGACGGAGACGATAAAAGAGGTTGAGCTTGGCCCAGCCGAGAACGTCACCGTCAATAATCAGGACATCCCAATGTGGGTCATTTTACTGGCCATCATAGGCTGGCTTTTGCCCACGCCAACGCAGATGGGATTAGCGCTCTGGAACGCGATTTTGGTGTTGACCATGCCGCTCACTAAACTAAAAAGGCGCGGTGGGGAGTAAAAGTCAACCGTATGCCACGGGCGGTTTTGTTGACCCTCAGATAGCCCGACACTCTCTGGCTCCCCACACGACTACTTCTCCTCATCATGCAGTATTCGGTGGCAGTTTGCGCACAATACAATGCAGCGTTCCAGTGCTTCTTTCTGTGCGGCGCCAAAGCGACCGTTACGCACTAAGTCTGTGACACGCTGGTTGTCGTCGCTTTTTATGACGTGATGAAAGTCAATCGCCGCCGGATGCGAGAAACCGCATTTCACACAGGAGAGTGTCTCTTTCCACGCGCGGTATTCTTTGCGCTTGTTGCGGCGGTAGGTGTTAATTCTGTCTTGAATTTTCCTCTTATTTTTCTGGTAATACTTTTTGCGATACTCTTTATTGTACGCCTTCTGGCGCTCCTTATCTGCGTAGGGAATGGCTACATCCTCCATGAAAAAAGGCTCCCGTAGGAGCCTTATATCATATTTTATGCTTGGAGCGAAATTCGTATAATCGTTGCAGAGTTATGTCGAGCTTTCTGGCTATCTGCTTGTTATCTTTACCAGCCGCTGCCATCTCCTTAATCACTTGGTAGTGGCGCTCATTACGCTTTCGCCCTCCCTTCTGGCCAGCCTCACGCTGCGCGTTACTCATGTTGACCTTTTTCTGCATGATGCGGTTTTCGTTACCGCACACCTCCTTGATGATGTCGATGCACATAAGCCAACGCTCTTCAGTTGGAAGCATTCCCCTTGGCCAAGTAAAACTCATTAAAAGCCTCCAAATAAAAACACCTCGATCGCGCGGGCGATGCTGACGCCGCCTAGCGCGCACACGGTGACGATGACGAACGTATTAAGCTGTGACATGGATACCAAGCTCCTTCTGCATCTGGCGTAGCTCTGCGCGGTCGTCTGATAGCAGCGCCATCTCCATGCCGATGTCTGCGCTGACGCTGCCGCTGCGCACGCCCTTGATGTCGTTTAAACGGTCAATCTTAATCAGGCGCTTCTTGATGCGCTCGACAAGTTGCTCCATGCGTTCCTGCGGTGTGATGACGTATTCGCCAGTTGTGATATC